TACAGATTGTTTTAGTTTTTCAATATTGCCTTCATTTGCGGCATTAGTTGATTGTTCCATTAACTTGAAAGAACCGATGGCAGCAATAATTGCTGGTGCCAATATAGCCGCAGCAGTTGCTAGACTGGAGGCACCTAAAAATTCAATTAACCAACCACCAGCACGCAAAGCATTTTTTAGAATACTAAATCCAGCAGATTTCAAAAAATCTAAGACAGGTGCAATAAGATCCATTATTGTATTTTTAAAATCGGCAAACATTTTCAGAATCTTATCAAAAAAAGATTCCTTTTTCTCTGGCTCTCCTGTTACTGAACCAGAAGTAAATGCTTTAATTGCTTTAACCAAATCTTGGTGGCGGTCTTCATCTTCATCAAGTTGTTCTTGTCTAAATGATTTTTCTATCTCAGCATTTCTGTTGTCAATTTCACTCTTTTTTAACATAAAGTTATACATCTTGGCAAGAATGTCTGCTGTTGAATCTTTTACTCTCAATCGTTTTACAGGACCAGGACCAATTGTAGTGAAATTAGGATCCCTTTTGTTTCTCATCTTCTTTCTGCCGTAGCCACCAAAAGCTTGAATGTCTCGGTCTTTTCTACCAAACAAACGACCTAAGCCGGTTACAGCGATATCACCAAATGCACCTTTACCTGTAAGTTTTCTTACAAAGTTTAATGGGTCTAATGCTTCTTTTATTCCCATGCCTTTTGCTTTGAATTTGTCGGAAATAGCACCACCAATAGAAGCACCAATGCCTTGGCCTTCTTCAAATTTTCTTTCTGCTATTAATGATAATAGAGAACTTTTTCTAATTGAGCGTGCTTTTTGATAGTCCATTTTTAACCGTAAAATTGTTTTTCTAATAATGATGCATATTCTTTTCTATCTTCATTTGAAGCAAAAGTTGTGCCACCATTAATAATATTGGTTTGGTTATTTAACATTGATATTGGAGTATTTTCATTAATTGTTGCAATTTTTTCTTCTTTTTTTGGTATTTCTGTGATTTTTACAGCTGTTGCAACAGTAGGTCCTGTTGTCGGTGTTGGTTCATTTGAAGCCATTCTTGAACCAGTTCCTTTAGTAATTTCTTGTATTTGACCAACTTTAAATCCTTCCTGTTTTTCCATTGCGTCCATAATTTTAATTCTATCAGATGAAGAATAGGAAGACATTTTTTTATTTTCACCGCCAACCGCAGCAAGAACTCTTGCTTGATAAGCTTTAGTATCGTTTTCTGATGGAGGAGCATATCTTGCAATAGCTGATTTCAAATCTAAATCTTTATAATTTTTACCTTCAAAAATTAATTTTTCTTTTGCTTTTCTGCCAACTTCATATGAAGGAAAAATAGCAAATCTTCCATCAGAACCAATTGCGCCATTTTCTTTGGCAAAGGCACCATAATCAATATTTCCTGGATTATTATTTCTCCAATTTCGTGCACCTACACGCTTTTCAATTGAACCGTCAGGTTTTTTTACAACATTATAACCAGGACCAGCTTCAACAACATCAGAAATTGTGGCGCCAGCTACAGCCACAGCACCAACAGCTGCTGTAGTTGTTGTAACTTTTGGTAATACATTTGATATTGGTGAAGTCTTTGGAGCGGTAGAAACTTTTTCGGCCGTAGGCTTTGTTTCTATATTTCTAGTTCTTGATGTAGAAGGAGTTTCAGTTTTTGTTGGAGCTTCTGAAGGTTTTGTGGTCTTTGCAGGTTTTTTACCTTCAGTTTTAGTTTCTTCTTTTTTAAAAATTTCTTTTTTGTTTTTTTCTTCTTTTACTTTTCTGGATTTTTTAACTTTAAACAAACCAATAAGTTCTTGTGTTCTATCTTCTTTGACCTGAACCTGTTCTTTTTTGAATTTTCTTTCTTGTTTAAATTCTTTCTTCTCTATGTCCGCCTTCTTTATCATAAAGTTGTACATTTTACCAAGAATATCGGCTGAAGAATCATTTACTTTTAATGGTCTTGGATTACCAGGTGCAATATTAGAAAAATTAGGTTCCTTATTAGGAATATTTTTAATTCTTTTTTCTTTTGTATTTGGTGTTTCTGGTGATTGAGATTGAACTCTTTTTGGATTGGATTTGACGCTAGACATGATTGGATTGCCCATCATGTTTTTGATACCACGAGTTTCAGCAAGGCGACCGGCTAGTTCTTCGCCTTTAGGTGTTATTTGATACTCGGTATCCGGTCTTGCCATTTACTACCTTTTCATTGAAGCGTTTTGTTGTTTAATCTTTTCATTTTCTTCTTCAATATACTGCACTAGCATGGCGACATAGATATCTCGTTCCCACGGTAACATATTTTCAAGTTCCGTGAGAGAATACTTATGGTGTTGCATCAAAGAGAAATTAGTTTTATAATAATTTCTCAAATTGTCATGACAAAATATTACCCGAAAAAACTTTCAAGACCTTCCATTTCGATTGAATGGTCGAATCCACATTTACCGCATTTGATTTCTAATTTTCTATTCATTGTTGGCAGAGTATTGAAAAATTCTTCCAACTTGGTAAACTGTTCTTGGTTTAATGATTCAATAAACTGTAACAATTCTGCCTTTGGTGTTTCGTGTGCATAATAGTATTGTTCACCATCGTGAATGTATTCAACACTCTCAGCAATAACTTCAAAAATAATATCAACAGCAGATTCTTTTTTGCTTAGTTTCTCAACCAAAGAAAATTCTGGATATTTTAACTTCATGGTAATTCTACCATCTAAGTTGATAATATCTTTTTTGTTTGGGTCGACATCTACTTTAATCTCTAAGAGGTTTAATGTACCTTTCATTTTACCACCACAAACGGCACCATTAACTTCATTGTTACAGACATATTCATTCTCTACAATCTCACCGACTGAACGAGCACGCAACTGTAAGAAGTAGTATTCAACATCAATCACAGGTAATGTATCAATGTTGATACCTTCTGTAACGGTACAGTTGTTTAGTACTTGGCGAACATTTCTCTCAATGGTCTCTTTATCGCCTGCTTCCATAGCCATCATTAGATTCTTCTGTTCTTTAACTAAGAATGGTCTAAAACGAATATGTTTGTTAGAAAGTGGTAAATCAATCTCGTATACCGGCACATCAATTTTTGGCAAAGCCATTTTATATCTCCTATATCAAATCAGAATGAACTAATTATTCCTGTTATTAAATCAGTTTTCAGGTTATTTACTAAACCAGCAACAGAATTATTCTGCCATTGTTTATAAACAAATACAACAGCCAGTTTATGATATGAATCGGTTGACCAATCCATGTCCAACTGGTTTACATCAATTGGAAATGCTTCTTGCAAAACACTAGAATATGTTGGTTGATTTTCTAAATTGTATTGAGTAATTGTAATATCTGTTGTATAATTTGCTTTGTACTCAAAGTTATAAGTTGTGGTTGGATTAATTAATTCCATCCACGAATCAAAGAATAACTTCTCACTCATATCATCAGAAACAATAAAAGTCATTGTTGCTTGTTGATAATTTGAATGATATGGAAAATATTCAACTGGTGCAGAACCTAATTTCTTTTGTGTTGTTTCAAGTGTTCTACCCGGTAAAGCAGTAGATTCGCAACGGAATGTTAAATTACGAGCCGTAGTGATTTGTCCTGCCAAAGCAAGAGGAACAGGAATAGACACATCAAACCTAGATGGTCTAGCAACATCAATCTTAAAACTACTTCTGAAATCGTTTATGGTACCTGCCATTTTAATCCTTAACCGTGTTTAATTTCGTCTACCGATTCTTTCCAAACATCTGCCGGTTTGGCACCTTTAAATAAATGGGTAGGCAAGAATACTGCCACTTCCCACTCTTTTGGCTGAATGGTAAGTATTTTTGACTTAATGTGACCGTGCAAATATCTTTTGATGCATGGCCGAAACTCTTTAAAACGCTTGGACGCCTGCAAAATGTCATAAGTAATCTTGATCCTTCTCGGATCATTATCTGCGTCTAGGATTGCGTAATCCAAGAGTTTGTCTAAAAATGCCACTCGGTATTTTACCGGTAAATAATGTAAGTTTAAGCCAAGAAAGCCATCTGGATATTTCTCTAATGCCAATACCAAAGGAAATCTATCGTAATATGGCAAATCTTCTTTACCTTTTGGATCATAGTAAAAATGATATAATTTGCCTAATTGAAAACGTCTTTCTTTTCTGAAATCTTCACCTGCAATACCACGAGGTATCTGTGAAACGTTCCTTAATTCATTAATCTTTGTCAATAACCATCTATACGATTCTCTCGACATAGATTGGAGTTCAGCAGCAGATTTTTGCTGAGTAATTTGTGTAAGTTTAGATGCCATGATATATTTAGTTGAGGCCTAGGTGATCCTCTGTTATCAATTTAAATTCCCAACCACGGTCGGCACAGTATTCTTCAGCAGCTTTCCATTTGGCTTGATTCACACCCCATGTTGTAACTTCATTAATATACTGTTTGGTGATTCTTTTACGTTGTTCTGGTTGCTGAGTTTGTTTTTTAGGTTTGACTTCAAGCAGTAAAGTTTTGAGTTTCCCGTCTCTGGTTCTCGATTTAACAAGAAAATCAGGAAAATAACGATGCATTCTACCATCAACAGGTGATTTATAAGGTATAATCAATTCTTCACTCGCCCATGATAAAATGTCTGGATTATTGTCTAACCAAGACATTACCTTACATTCCCAGCTTGAACGATACACGATATTATTTGGGTCGCCTATGTATTTTTGTGGGTAACGAGGTTTAAATAGTCCGGAATATGCCATAAATAATATATATTCACATAAAAGAGAGTACCATGGGTTTACAAATATTACCTTCTAATATTGGTGGTATCAGCACTAGTTCACTACTCGGTGGTCCATTAACTAGTTTATTTACCAATACAAACCAAGTCCAAAATTTGATATTTCCATCAGATTTGGCGTCTAACCCTTCTATGGGTCATGCAGTACTTATCCAAGCATATGACTATACAACCAGTTTAGGTAGTGCAATAACCAGTTCAGCAAGTGCCGTTTCAAGTTTAACTGACAACTTTAGTCTTAAGAATCTTGGTTCTGTTGCTACTACAATTGGTACTGCTCTTGGATTGGCAACACAAGCAGGAAACTATGCGCCACCGAAAAAAGGTAATCCTTTGGCTAGTGTTTCTATGTTCATGCCTGAAAACCTAACAGTTAATTACAATTCAACATATACAGACATTAGTATTACTGAAGAATTGGGCATCGTTGGTTTTGCTGGTAATTTGTATTCTGATGCCACAAAGAAAGAACTTGGTGGTAAAATTACTCCTTATGGTATTGCCGGTGCTGCATATGGCGCAAACAAATTATCATCAGCATTAGGTGGTACGGGTCAAATTGGTTCTCTTGCTGCACAAGGTGCTGGCGTGTTTGTTAACCCACAAATGCAATTATTGTATAAAGGTGTTGGCCTCAGAACATTCCAATTAGAATTCTTGATGACACCAAAAACTTCTGCTGAAGCAAAGACTGTACAAAATATTTGTGACACATTAACATTTTATTCATTACCTGGTATTGCAGGTGCTCAAGGCGGTGGTTCTGGTCAGTTTTTGACACCACCACAAATCTTCTCTGTACAATTTAAATTCTTAGGTCAAAACGGTATTCTAGGAACAATTTCTAATGTTCTTACTTCTGCACTCAACAATTCTGGTCTAGGGTTTTTAACACAAGGCGATACAGGTTCTATTAGTAATGCCAATGCAGCAAAACTATTCACAGTTAATGATTGTGTGTTAGAAGATGTTACCGTTGATTATGCGCCTAATGGTTTTTCTGCATACAAAGATGGTTATCCAGTTCAAACTCGTTTGACATTACAATTCAAAGAGACAACAATGATTACTAAAGAACAATTTAAAGGTAGTCAGGTTGCTGCAAATTACAATACACAACAGCAATTAAATTCTACACAAAGTAGTACTGATTCTCAGATTGCTAATTACCAAGCACAATATGACGCTGGTGATATTCCACAGGATTAATAAAAATGAAATATTTTAATTCTTTACCTTTAATTCCAAATAGAGACTCATTTGGTAATATTCATTTATTGAGAAATTTATTAATTAGAACTGCATTAATTCCTCAGTTATCTAAAAATCCTTTATTGTATTACCAATATCCTACACAAGAAGGTGATACACCAGAAATTATTGCTAATAAGTATTATGGTGATTCTTATCGTTATTGGATTGTT